ACTGATAAAGGTTGATTAATGAATCGAAATGCTTTAGATACGTCTAGTTTCCCTTCTTGTGGTGCAACAAATGAATATTTGGCTGCGAATTCTGGTTCAACTACTCCGGATATAACTTGAGGTTGAAATGATGTTTCAATTGGGGTTGCTTGTGGTGCTGGACTTGTATCGACTTGACCGCCACCAGTTTTACTATCGTAAGGGTCTGGTAATTGTGGACTGGTTCCTATTGGTTGACCAGTATTCATATCGATAGCATTTTGTAGGTTTTTTTGTACTGTTGCTGGGTCTGTATATCTTGAAGGGTCGTTTGATAATTGTAAATCAATTAGTGGTTCACCTGTTGCTGCTGCACCAAATGGGTTTAACGCACCTGTAAAGCCAGTAACCAAATTATCTTGGAATGCTTTAAAGCCGCCGCCAATCCTTTGACCTATTCCACCGGCACCACCTAGGGAAGTGAAAGCTAAGAATCCTGCACCGAGGATGCCAAGTGTAAATAGGGTATTAAGGCTAACCATAAAAGGTATGCACGATATTCGTATAAAAAGTTATAGAAATCGTCTGCAAAACCCGCAATAATCAACGGAATACGTTTCATTGCCTGCTTTGTCAACTTTTTGAATAATTCCCCAGCCTAAATAGCAGGCAGTGCATAGTTTACCCTTATACCGACATTGAATCGATAGACTCTTGCACGTTGTTTGGTTGACTGCCTTTCTCACTAGGTTTCTTGTTAACTAGTTTGGATAAAACGTTTTTGATTTCTTCTGGGTGTTCCTGCAGTAACTTCTCTGCACCTTTTATCACGCCTGGATTGGAAAGGAAGGGGCGTACTGATGCAGGTAAAATAGGTGCTAGACCCGATATTAATTCACTAATTGCGCCCATAGGATTCTCTTCATCATATTCCTTGATGGTTAATGGCTGTTTAGAACGGTTTACTTGTCCTCTTAACTTTTTGTTTTCTTTTTCCAAATCGCCAATATAGAGATTAAATCTATTTCGTTCTTTTGTATGTAAAGGCGAACTTCGGAATAGGTTTTTTGTAATGACGATACCGGACACACTAGCCCCAGCCACAGCAAAGAGAATAATAACTTCATTAAGAATTGTTTCAAGCACACTTTCACTAGAGAATTGCTTGTATTTTACTGTTATTTTACCCTCTTTCTGCATCAGACTCCCCCAAACACCCATGTTTTCACTAACTTTATGAGGGTGTGTGTATATCCTAAATTAGTATGGGAAGTGGACAAGGGGGAATAAGCCTTCGGGGTTGTGGCACACCGCGAACGAATTTAAAATGAGTAAGTGGTGCAGTTTTCTTCACAAATAAAACATTTACATACACACTAACATACAATATGTTATGACAACAAATGAAAAAGCAATAAAACGTGTTTTTGACTTGGTTGAACAAGGCAAAAAACTAGTTGAAAAAGGTATGGAAGAACTAGAGGTTCGAAAGGAACTAGACCGATACCACGACTTGAGATATGTCGTGAGTTATACCACCAAAAACGATGACCTCAACAAAGTGATGATGAGGTTGTTCAATTGACTTGGTTAATCAAAATCGAAGTCGAAACAAAAGAGGATGCAGATGCAATAGACCGTGCTATACCAGTTCCAGTGATAGACGTGGAATTCGAGGAGTTAGAAGAAAATTGACTTGGTTGCTGAAAATCGAAGTCGATAGTATGGACGATATTGAATATGTTAAGAGACATATGCCAAAATGGTTAGCATTTGTGGTAGAGGAGTTGGAACAAAATTGAGTCTCGATTCTTGGAAAATAGCCAATGAAGGCTTGCAGATATGGGCAGAAAAAAACAAAATCAAGACAAGAATTCAATATTTTTGTGGGGTTTGTGGTTCTTTTGTCTCAAAAGATACTTTACAATGTAGAGTGTGTAAAGAAAAATCCGATTTACTTGTCGAGTAAATCGTGACCTTCTTTTTTTTCTTCATAAATATAGAATAATAATTTTTTTTCTATTCTATGAATACACCGCATATTATGAACCGTTAAACCTAGAACTGCAAGGCTTACTGCGATTGCTGCTTCAATCATTTGTTACTGTTTGGGTTATAGATTTTTAAAACTACGACACCGCAAACTGATACCATAGCTATTCCTAAAAAGGCTAATGTTGCTAAGAAAGATTCCATTTAATCACCCCCGCATAGTTTTAGGGATAACTCACATTTTTGTAACTCTTCTAAAGTATGTTCATCTAAATTTTGAGAACAGTAAACGCATTTATGCATCGATTTCAACTCCTATCATTGTAGTGTTAACGCCATCGCTTGCCGTAGGTTGATGAACGATATATTCACCCGCTGCAAATTCCATATAGACTGGAGGATAAATTGCTGACTGAAAGTTGTTGACGTGACCATAATATTTTAAATCGCCTGCTGCTGCAACTGCATTATTTCCCCAAATTTTGAATTCTGCTTGTCCAACTGCAGTGCTGGGATAGCCAAAATAACACTGAAAAATCACAGTCTTACGTCCAACTGGGACTTGATAAGAATTCCCAGAATCGTCAGACATAGCCCTTATTGTTGTAGTATTATTATCTCTAAATACATAGATCTGCTTAGCGTTATCAATTCCCGGAACTGATTTAATCTCACTTCCGATTAAAATTGGGTCAGCCATTATAGAGTAGCCTCAAAAGGAATGTTTGTAGTAGATGCACCTACGGTAAACTGAGTAGTGTTAACGCCATTAGACATCTTTAGAGAACCCCCCTCGCCTGCTATTGCAGAATTATGAAAATGGGCTGTAACACCTGATGCACCGCCACCGCCACCACCAAAGGACATTATGTAGTTTCCTCCAAGTCTAAAACGTTTTGTTCTGGTGTATTTGGAACTCTTACAGAATAGAAAGTATCTTGTGTTTTAGTTTGTACCTTTTGTTCGATTAATGGTGCGACTTGTGCCTCTACTAGAACTGTTCCCGCGGCACCCGTATTCACTTCAAGAAAATTAATTATAGTACCATCTAAGGTATCAAAAGAACTAGCGTTTAATGTTGAGAATTGTGAGTTTTGATTGTATGCATATGTTGCTACGTTTGCCCCGTCATTATTGGTAATCTTTAGTGAGACCGCACGACCTAGGAACCTATCAGGGAATGATATAATTTGATTTGCAGTTGCTGCAGGTAAGATAACTCTAATCGGTACTAAAAGGGGTAGGTTAGATACTGTGTAGTTAAACGGCACGGTATCTCACCTAGTTAAGCGGACTTGCATATCTTGCAAGAATTGTAACTACTGCTAGACCTGCACCTACTACGGTTTGTGTTGCTTCCCACTGATAATTTCCAGGTGAGAGGCTGACATTTCCAATTGGGACTCGCCCTTGAGTTGTTGGACTCATAGAAGGTGAATCGCCACGAACTGGGGTAGAATTTCCGTTCTTGATGAGTTGGAAGCGGTATACTGCACCGACTCCACCGTCTGGATTCATTACTAAATCTTGCAATACGTTAGGAGTGAGTATCAAAAAGTTATTCTGTCCTGTTTGTTGGTCGGTCATAAACTGTGGTACATTATGTACCGGAGTTGCTGGAATCACATATGTACGTTGAACGGGTAGTGCCATTATACGCCAAACTCCACTTGACCAACTGATGGTGTTGCGGCTTGTTGACCACCTAGGAAACCAGTTATGGAACCTAGACCACCGTTTAGAAGAACTGATGTTACTGCCCCCACTGCTCCGCCTGCAGCGTAAGCTGCTATTGGTTGGGCTATTCCAGTTATTGGACTGCCGGGTAAAATTCTGTTCATTACAGTACCGACTAGTGCTGCTGCACCGATGCCTGTTACTGCTTTTCCGACTATGCCGGATGTTAGAACGTTTGAGAATTTAGAACCTGCACGTCTTGCGCTGGAACGTCTTCGTTTTGCCATACTTCTGATTGGTGTTCTTCTATTTGAACTTGACGATTTACGTTTAGTTTTTGACGTTTTGCGTATGCCTTCGTACGCACGTCTAGCCGTTTTTCGCACACCACCTTTCCGCGTAGACCTTCTACGCTTGTTATTTGGTGCAGCAGAACGAGCCATTAAGAGAAATACTCCGAATATTTGTTAGCGTTTGTTTGAATTAATGAGGCTAATGCTGCGTTTTGTTGACTTGCAGTACCATAACCCCCGTAATTAGATTTAGCACGAGTGTTAGATATTTTTGCAACCTGTGAACGGTCATTTACGACTGATAAAGGTTGATTAATGAATCGAAATGCTTTAGATACGTCTAGTTTCCCTTCTTGTGGTGCAACAAATGAATATTTGGCTGCGAATTCTGGTTCAACTACTCCGGATATAACTTGAGGT